AATGGCACGAACATCCTGATAGAGATGATAAGTGGAAAGAAGATGAAATTGGTCGTATTGGTGAAGAGAAATTTAGACGTGAATATGGTTGCGAATTCTTAGTATTTGATGAAACATTAATTAGTTCAATTAAACTTGCAACAATGGACGGTAAAGCACCAGTACTTAATATGGGACAAACACGTTGGTATAAGAAGCCAACTAATCAGTTTACCTATGCAATTGCACTTGACCCTAGTATGGGTACAGGTGGAGACAATGCTGCTATACAAGTATTTGAGTTGCCTAGCTATGAGCAAGTTGCAGAATGGCAACACAACCAAACTGCTATTCCTGGGCAGATTAGAGTATTAGCAGATATTTGCAGATACTTAGAACAGGAAACCAATAACCCGCAAGGAATTTACTGGAGCGTGGAGAACAATGGACTAGGCGAGGCTGCCCTTATCGTTATAAACGACTACGGAGAAGAGAACATTCCGGGTTTGTTCGTCAGTGAGCCTATCCGCAAGGGACACGTTCGTAAATTCCGCAAAGGATTTAATACTACACATAGCACAAAAGTAACTGCTTGTAGTAGATTAAAGACTATGATTGAAAACGATAAAATGCTTATTAACAGCAAACCGTTTATATCTGAACTTAAAGGATATGTTGCAACCGGATCAAGTTTTCAAGCAAAGTCGGGTATGACAGATGATTTAGTAAGTTCCACACTACTTGCTATTAGAATGATGGCAGTACTTAAAGACTGGGATCCTAGAATTTATGATTCCTTTAACCAAGCAGAAACAGATGAGGATTATGAGCCGCCAATGCCTATATTCATTAGCAGCAATTATTGATAAATAATATTATGAAGAGTCTTGACAACATAGCAGAAGATCTGTTTAACAAAATACGTGGACGCTTTCCTAGTATTACTATTGGTAATAACGAAGGTAAAGTAACAAATGATCCACTTACCGCCCGCTTCTTTGATTTTGATTATCAAGAAGGCGAAAAAAATGTAGGCAAAGTAAGCATTAGCATTTCAGAAGATAAACTTTCTGTAATGTATAGCAACAGTTTTGTTGAAAATGAGGATACACTAACTAGACAAAATTGGTATAACTTTTTAAAAGAGTTACGAGTATTTGCTAAGAAAAGACTATTACAGTTTGATACTAGGGATATTACTAAATCAAACTTAGACAAAAGAGATTATAAGTTTCTAGCACAACAACAAGGCGGAGAAAAGACAATGAGCGAGTCTAAATTATACGGCACAAGCAAAGTAAGTTATCAAGATGTTGGTAATGCAAGATTAACAATTAAACATACTGAAGGTGTTAACCAGGAAGTAGCAGCAGCAAGAACACAAAAAATTGGTGCTATCTATGTAGAGAACACAGACGGTGAAAGATTTAAATATCCATTCAAACATTTAAATGGTGCTAGAGCAATGGCAAGACACGTTGCTGAAGGCGGCAAACCATACGATGACTTTGGTAAACATATTACTGGCCTAAGTGAAGAACTAGCTAATTTACGTAAATTCAAAACATATATGAATCGCTCAAGCGTAATGGCTGAAGGACTTGCAGGCTATATGGGTGCAGTTGTTGAAAGACTAGATACTATTAAAAAGACTGTAGCCGGACTACAAAAAGAGTCTTATTACAAAACAGCATTTGAATCATACGAAGTTCCAATGATGGAAGATGTGCCAAGTGATGTTGCTGAAAACTGGATTGACGAATTAACTATTAGACAGTTTAACGAAGACTTAAAAGATGTATTTCCGTTTGTATATAAACTAGTAGGCGAAGCAACTAAAGCACAAGAACTTACACCAGAAGATATGCTAGGTGAAAAAATGTCTAAAATTGATGCAAGTAAGTATACTTGTGAAGATTGCGGATGTCAAATGCATAACTGTAAGCCAGACTGTGATTGTTCACACGATTCACACGATGAAACAGGTAGCTGGTGGAAAGACGAAAACGGCAACGGTGTTCCAGATATTATGGAAAGCACAAGCGATGTTTGTGAAGATTGCGGTAACCCAAGTTGGCGTACATTTACTGAAGGCGAAAAGCGTTGGAAGCAAACTTCAATGGATCCAAAAGATGCAATAGCAAAATTTGGTAAAGACAATGTAAAGATTAAAAAGGGTGGCCTTAACAACGGCGACGATATGATTGAAATCTTAGTTGACAGTGTTGAGGAAGGCGAACAGCACGGCAACAGCAGTACGTACGATAAATGCTGGAAAGGCTATTCAAAAGTACCAGGCAAAAAGCGTGGCGAAAAAGGTAGCTGTAAAAAGAACGAATCAGATGATCCGTTATCAGATGCATTAGACGATGTGATGGGACAATTTTCAGATAAGCCACAATCAGAACCAAAGTTAGAGCCAAAGAAACCACAAACTCCTGTAACAGAATATATCCTTTCGTTATTTGATAGAGAAACAGGACAGTTTCCAAAAGGTGAAACAGCAGTATTAACAGCAATTGAAAAAGACTACGGTGAGCAGTATATTACACCTGCTAAACAATTTATTGAAGCAATTGGTGCAAAGTATAAACAATTTAAAGATCCTGATTTAGAAGAAGGTGATTACGAAGAAGATGATTTGTATACTGTACGCAAAGGCGACACTGTATATAGTTTATCACAATACTCAGGCACACCAGTAGGTGATATTATTGAAATTAATGGATTGGACGATGATGCCAAAATTCAAGTAGGACAGCAATTAAGAGTCCCAGGCATTAACCAAATTGGTGCAAGCCCTGCAACGCCAGGAGCAACCAGAGGTATTGATCCAAGAGATAATTATAGTAAAGACGACTTCGAAAGACTTGTAAACCAAGGAAAGAACGAAGAGTTTAATGATATTAAGAGATTAGCAGGGCTATAATAGTCCTGTTATAAGTTTTTTAAGTTTTTCTTTAAAAAAGACTTGACAAAGTTTGTAGAGGTGTTATACTAATAACTGTGCTGCAAACTTAATTAGGCACAAAACGTAGCAATGTAGCTACAAAGCACAACATAGGCACTTATAGGAGGCATTAACTATGGCATCATTAGCAGAAATCCGAGCGAAGCTCAAAGAGCAAGAAGCAGGTAACAACAACCGCAGTTCAGGCGGTGGTGACAACAGCATTTACCCATTTTGGAATATTAAAGAAGGCGAGTCGGCAACGATGCGTTTCCTTCCTGATGGCAACGCTGATAACACTTTCTTTTGGCAAGAGCGTTTAGTAATTAAATTACCATTTGCAGGCGTCAAAGGACAAACGGACTCACGTCCAACGCAAGTACAGATTCCTTGTATGGAAATGTACGGCGAAACTTGTAACATTCTTAACGAAGTTAGAGGCTGGTTTAAAGACTCTTCATTAGAGGATATGGGTCGTAAATATTGGAAGAAGCGTTCATACATCTTCCAAGGATTTGTAACTGATAATCCACTTACAGATGATCAAACTCCAGAGAATCCAATTCGTAGGTTTATTATTGGTCCGCAAATTTTCCAGATCATTAAGGCAGCACTTATGGATCCAGATATGGAAGAATTACCAACAGATTATACTGGTGGTGTTGACTTCCGTCTTAACAAAACAAGTAAAGGCGGTTATGCAGATTATTCGACTTCCAACTGGGCACGTAGAGATCGTCCATTAAATGATGAAGAAATGAATGCTGTGAATGCACACGGATTATTTAATCTAAGTGACTTCCTTCCTAAGAAGCCAGGCGAAGTAGAGCTTAAAGTAATGCAAGAAATGTTTGAAGCGTCAGTAGACGGTGAAGCATTTGATATGGATCGTTGGGGACAATATTTCCGTCCAGCAGGTATGTCACAACGTACCGGTGATCCAGTAACGCAAAAAGCATCGACTCCGGCTCCAGCACCAACACCAGCGGCAGCACCAGCACCAGAGGCAGCGCCTGCTCCAGCAGCAGAAGCAACTCCGGCAGCTGAAACAGCACCGGCAACTGGTGGCGATGCAAATGACATTTTAGCAATGATCAGAGCACGTCAGTCGTAATACAATAGCAATGCGTCTACTAACAAAATCGGTAACAGAGATTCACGGTTTACCTGTCAACGTTCCAAACGTTAGTAGACGTACTTTTTAGATAGGAGAATAATATGGCGAATAAATCATTCGATCCGACAAGGTTCCGTAAGGACCTAACAAAATCCATCTCAGGAATGAGTAGTGGATTCAACGATCCTAAAGACTGGATCAGCACAGGAAACTATGCATTAAACTATCTTATTAGTGGCGACTTTCACAAGGGTGTTCCGCTTGGTAAGGTAACTGTGTTTGCTGGTGAATCAGGTGCAGGTAAATCATATATCTGTTCAGGTAACATTGTAAAGGCAGCACAAGATCAAGGTATCTTTGTAGTACTAATTGACTCAGAGAATGCCCTTGATGAAAGTTGGCTACACGCACTAGATGTAGACACTTCAGAAGATAAACTACTTAAACTTAATATGTCAATGATTGATGATGTTGCTAAAACACTGTCAACATTTATTGCAGACTATAAAACAATGGATGAAGAAGACCGTCCTAAAGTATTGTTTGTAGTTGATAGTTTGGGTATGTTGCTAACACCTACTGACATCGATCAGTTTAACAAAGGTGATATGAAAGGTGATATGGGTCGTAAGCCCAAGCAGTTAACATCACTTGTTCGTAACACAGTTAATATGATTGGTTCATTGAATGTTGGACTAGTATGTACTAACCACACATACGCATCGCAAGATATGTTTGACCCAGATGATAAAATTAGTGGTGGTTCAGGCTTTATCTATGCATCAAGTATTGTTGTTGCAATGAAAAAGATGAAGTTGAAAGAAGACGAAGATGGCAACAAGATCAGTCAAGTTATGGGTATCCGTGCTGGCTGTAAGGTTATGAAGACACGTTACGCAAAACCGTTTGAAGGTGTACAAGTAAAGATTCCGTACTCAACAGGTATGAATCCTTACAGTGGACTACTTGAATTGTTTGAAGCAAAAGACATCATTAAAAAGCAAGGCAATAGACTTGCATATACTACTCTTGATGGTGAAGAAATCCTCGACTACCGTAAAAAGTGGATCGGTGAAAACCTTGACAAAGTAATGTCAGACTACCTAGTAAAAGAAGCAACTGTGGTAAATACCGAGGATCTAGATGAGGATAATCTAGATATAGTGGAAGATAATCTTGAATTAACAGAGGAGTAGGTTATGGATGAACGTCAAATAATTGATATTTGGATGCTGTTCAAAGAGTATATGGATAAGAAACATATAGAAATGGCCGCAGAGCGATACATCGATCTGTGTGCTGATTATGGAATCAGTGATAATGCATTAAAGGATTCTTTAGGAAACGATGGTGCATTAGATTATGCCATTAATTACTATCTAGATCTTGATAATGAAGATGTTCTCGATGAAGAAGTAGACTGGGATTAATTTATGGGTTGGTATAGCGAAGTTTCACGTGACGTAGGTAAAATACCTCAAGCAGTAGCTTTCTTTGAAAATGAGCTAATTAACGCTCGTTCTGAAGTAAAACTTAAAGGCAATGTTGAACGTGCCGCGGCAGAAATGCCCGGTATCGTTGAGCATCGTTTTAATCAGCTACAAGAAATTGAAGCTATACTATACTATTTAAATATTGAGCTACGTAGGTTGCGTAGCTCATATTTTAAAAAATATCTCGAAAACTACCAACGGGCTCTGTCTAGTCGTGACGTTGAAAAATACGTTGACGGCGAGGCAGATGTCGTTGACTACGAAAAGATTATCAACGAATTTGCACTAATGCGTAACAAGTGGTTAGGACTTTTGAAAGGCCTTGATCAAAAGCAATGGCAAATTACAAATGTTGTTAAACTTAGAGTAGCGGGTATGGAAGATGCAACCTTGTAATATCCTTGTAGGGTGTGATCAAACATATTATGATGAGTGGGCAGTACCTTTACTAAAAAGCATAAACAAACACAATCCTTGGATAAATTTACATTGTCATATTGTAAATCCAACAGTTGACAATTCTTTAGATAATGTTAGTATTACTACTGAAACAAGAGAATTTTTAAACGACGAATCAAAAATTTCCTATTTACAATGCGTTAGATTTTTAGCTGTTGCTAGGAAATTTAAAAATAACGAACCTGTAATCACACTAGATGCAGATTCTGTATGCACTAGGACTATAGGACAAACAGCAACACAGAGGCTGTTTGAACACCAACACGTATTAAAACATCACAAAGAAGCTAGGTGGCTAGCAGGATTTGTTGCATTTAATAGCAACGGATTTCGCCAAGAATATTACAAAGAATTAATGTCTAAACCTATTAACGACTGGGAATGGGGAAGAGATCAAAATGTATTAAATAACTTAGCAGACAAATTTAAATTTAAGGACTTAGATCGCTTATGGATGGCAATTGGTAAAAACAGAACCAACAGTGCATTTTTAACATTAAAAGGCGAACAAAAACGGACTGACAAATATTTGAATGTGTATAAAAATTATTTAAAGGAAATATAATGTTAGAGGAACACTTAGGTGGACACAACGGAATAACACATACAGACGAAGGAGTGCTTCGCTGGGTTGTTTCAAAATTAAAAATTGAATCTATGTTAGATATTGGCTGTGGTCCAGGCGGTATGGTAGAAATGGCTGACTGGTATGGCCTTGATGCACACGGTATTGATGGCGACTATACGCTAGAAAGATTTGACGAAGAAAAGTTTACTATACACGATTTTACAACAGGGCCTGCACCAATTGATAAACAATACGACTTAGGTTGGAGTTGCGAATTTGTTGAACACGTATACGAAGAATATATACCAAATTATGCACAAGCTATGCAACAGTGTAAGTATTTAATAATGACATACTCTCCAGTTGGACATACTGGTCATCACCACGTAAACTGCAACACTCAAGAATACTGGATCGAACAACTAAACAAATATGGATTTGTATTAGATAGTACATTAACTACTGAAATGCGTCAAGCATCTACAATGGGTAAAAAGCGCAAGCACCAGTTTATTAATCAAACAGGATTGCTATTTAGAAATGAACAAAGATAGTTTAGTTGTTGGTATTAAAGAAATGTATAGGAATCATCCTATGCCTAATCTCCCCAACTTTAAATTAGTATCTTTTAAAGATAAAGAATTGCTTGCATCTGCAGATGCTTACATACAACACAACATACTTGGACAAAAGAGGCGCAGTCTTGACAAGTATTACAAGTATATCTTAGACAGCAATAAACCGTTCATAGTAGCTGAGAGCGCAGTGTTTAGGCGTAATATGTTACAGCCTCCAAACCCAATGGCATACCACAGATACAGTTGGACTAGTTACTTTCAAAACGAAGGAAACTACTGTAATGAAAACTGTCCGTCAGATAGATGGCACAGAATACAAGCAGAACAAAATATAGAAATTAAGCCTTGGCGCACTACAGGCGATTATGTATTATTAATCTTACAGCGTCCTGGTGATAGTAGTTTACGCAACTTACTGGCCAAACATAAAACGTATGAAAATTTTGTAACCTATACAATTAATCAAATTAAAAAGTATACAGATAGACCCATTAGAGTGCGTATGCATCCTTTAAGACAACAACAGCAATTAGAAATATTACAAAAGTTTGACGTTGAAATAAGCACTAACACACACGGCGCTGGATTACTAGAGGGCGGTGACGGGCTATACGAAGATTTTAAAAATGCATACGCTGTAGTAGGATTTAATTCTAATGCACTAACTGAAAGTATATGCGAAGGTATTCCTACATTTAGTATGTGTGCTAGTTCAATGGCGTGG